CAAGCCAGTGCAGATGAATACCTTTCAGCATAATGGTTTGCGTATTTCCACTTGCTACTCATACCGAATGAAGATGTCTTTTGAACGATGATGTTCCAATCGGTATCTGTCATTGTCTTTTTGTACACCCTTGGCACAAGTTCCTTAAAAATCAGCCATAACTCATTGCCTATTGTTTTGGCTTCTTCCAGGTACTTCTCTTTGTCCGTAATGTTAGGCAGTTCTTCCTCGCAGATTTCGGTATATTCAGTTACATAACCCTCGACATCAGTGCCTTTGTACTTCTCTCTCAACTGCTGAAATGCCAATTTTGGATTCTGCCCAGTGGATGCACTCGTTTTAAATACCGTCCAAGCCTCTCCTGTGGCTCGTAGAGCGGTTTTTATGTAGTTGTCCATATATTTACCCTAGTCGAACGGAAAGTCGCTTAAATCGTCTTCTACTGCGGTAAAATCAGCAAGGGTAGGTAACTGCTCTTCCGGCTTGTCACTACACCATCCGTAGATGACATTCTCGCTTCTCTCATTCTTTAGCCTCTTACTCTCGACCTCGTAGTACAGAGGGATGAAAACATCCTGATTGCCACCATAACGATCCTTGACAATTTCGATGACATTAGTTGCCTTGTATATCTCGTTGTCTTCTTTCCAACCAAACATCTCGCAAGTGTATCGTTTGAAGTCTCGGTTTACCCTGTGGACGATAAAAGCACTGTCTACTGCATTTCCTAAGTCAGCAGTTCCGGCTATATCATCAAATCTCAGGAATCCCATTGACTTTCTCGGATGGGCAATAAAGGCAAGGTGAATCTTGTACTTCGAAGCCACCGCCTTGAGAGCAAGCACGAACTCCTTTTGGGCATCCCATTTGCTTTCGCTGAGATCACTTATGTCCAGTGCCATGAGGTTGTCCAATATCAGCAAGTCCAACTTGTTCTTGACTATGATTTCCTCAAACCTCTGAATCACCTCTCGGAAGTTATTGCCGTAGTCATTGTTGTATAACCAAAAGTGTCCCTCTAACCACTTGGCAACTTTCTTCCTCACCTCAATTGGAGTTGTATAAAAGCCCTCGTTATTTGTCTCAACGACATACGCTTTCCCGGCTGCTTGCAAGTCCATCCAATCCATGAAGTCTTTGGCGAACAACTCTCCTGAGAAGTAGGCAACATTGTTTCCGTCTTCGACCGCATTAAGCCCTATCTCGGATACGATTGACGATTTCCCACTTGCCCTTAATCCGCTCCATACACTTACTTGTCCTTTTCCAAGCCCTCTCATCTTCTTGTCGATGACATTTATGCCAGTTTTGACAAAGGTCATGTCGGGAAACTTCATGTCGAGGATATTCTGTGCAGTATAGAACACTGGAGAGCCATCTGTAGGCTCGTGTGTGACCCTCTGAGGCGGTTTCATGTGACGATTGAACGAATGATACATCCTCTCCTGTCGGACGGCTTCTCGCCTCTCATACGCATTTGGCTCTTTCAGCAGTCTCACATCTTTCCAAGTCTTCCCTTGGCATGAGTTGTGAAAACAATGGAAACCGATTGCACCACTTGCTGACTTGAATATCACTGCATCTTTGCCGTTGTGACTCTCATCAAATGGACAATGTTCCAGGATGTACTTCACGCTACCGTCATCTCGTCTGTCGGCTTTGTACTCCATGCCATACTTCTGTAACCATGAGTCGAGATCAAATTTGTTCGGACTGTAGTTGTTGTATGACTGCGGTTTCTCCGGCTCTTCGGGATACATATCTGCTAACTTCTGCAAATACGATATGTCCGTAACCTTTAACACTTCGGGCATCATGGTTATGTGGCTCATCCTATGAGGCCGTTCTGCGGTATTTGAACCCTTCTGAGCCAGCGTTCCGTAGAGCTTACATATCCTTGACGGATTGTGGTTGGAAACATCAATCTTGATGACATCATTGCTAAAGAGCATATCCAAGGCTTGAAGACACCGCTTGACAAGTTCTGTTCTCTCGGCATTGTTGTCGAGGCAGATTTTGTATAACAGATGTACGCCATTGCCACTGTCGGCACATATCGGCTTTTCAAATCCTAAATTCTTTAATGCGACATAAATCTTGTTTCCAAGTTCGTGTGCTGCTTTCAGTTCATCGGCAGAAGAAGAAACACCAGTTACCCTTTGGGGATCGAGGTCAATCATCAGCCAGTCATATCCATCAATCTCGTTATCCTTGGTGGATGTTTTGACACTCTTGTAAAACTCATCCCTCTGCATCCGGCTATAACAAGCTGAATCAATCTGATTGAGAGTGATATAAACATTACAGTTTTTATGACTGATGTGCCTCAACCCCTCGATAAGTCTATCGGCATCGGTGAAATACCCCGAAAGGTTCTGATTGTTGTTGCCGTAGATGACTCTCACCTCAAATAACTGGTGGTCAGGCTTCATAACCGATATTGTTTTTTTGATTTCTGTTTCGTCTATGAAGTTCATCATTGCCTCGTAGTCTTAGGCTTCTCAAGTCCAGTAGGCATCTCTGTTCTAGGCGTTGACATCGGCTTGCGCTGATTGTAGTTACCCTCAAGGACTTTCGGGTAGTTGTTCGGCAGTATCACCCAATCGAAGTAAACAACAAATGGGCTTTTGCTAAACACCCTACCTTGCAGAAAATCACTCTCTTTGATATTCTCAACAATTTCAGCAAACGAGTCATAGCCATACTGTTTTAATCTTGTCCTCAGATAAACATGACGCTTGCTACCCGAAGCGATACTCCTTATCTTTTTGATTCCGTAAGGCTCAAGTGTATTCCACAATTCAACGATCTCGGGATAGACATTTTTTGATGAGTCATCCTCAAGATGACTGTTATAATCTTCTTTAGAAGATTTATTATATGTTTCTTTATATGGTTCTTTATATGGTATTGGTTCGCCCTTTTGGTCAAAGACATTTGCCTTTTTGTCTAAAGACCTTTTACCATTTCGGCAAAGGCTTCTGCCCTTTGGGGTAAGCGTATACCACTTGGTTCTGTCATAAATTTGAGTGTTAAAACACCCTGTTTTTATGAGTTCGCCTTCCTCTAATTTTGTCAATCCGGTTCGGATTACCTTTGCGCTCATGTAGGGAAACAACTCACCAAAAGCCTTAACGCTACAGTATGTCCAGTACTCTCCCTCGATTAAGTGCTTGTAGTTTGCCCTGTTCTTCTCTACCCAATAGTAGATGTGCTTTAACAGGATCGCTGCCGGAATCCCATATTCCTTCGCTATATCAATGTCAAATGAGTGTTCCATGTTATGTCTCCGTATCTGCTGATATAACCACTGTCTTACCGTGGCTGACTACCATCTGCTCAACAAACGCACTTGCTTGTGTATAGTCAGGAAAATGAAATTCCACCCCAACAGTGTATTCGTCATTCATGGCATCTCTATCCTCATATACATCAACCCTATATTTTGCCATCTCTCTCCTTTCTATAAATCTAATGTCATCTGTCCGGCTATCTGCTGACTATGCCTCGGCTTTCTAGGTCTGTATCCGTTAGTTATACCGAAAGCATCCTGGTACTCAGGCTCACAATCAGCAAAGTGAAAGTCCTTGCATTTATTCGTGTGCATACAACTGCTCTTAGAACGAATCTCTTTCTTCTTGTCGCAGTACGGAACGTTATTCACGCATAGCCAAACACAATATCGGCAGTATTGTTTCATGCCTTGTCTTCCCTCTTGATTTCGATTATCAAAATCGGTGTACGTGTTTCTGTGTTGTCAAAAATGTTCAGCGTATCGCTAACGCTAGTCTCCTCGTAGCCTTGAGCTTCTTGGCTATTGCGAGGATGTGCTTGCTTGCGGAAGAAGTAGTATTCATTCATCTTCAGGAAAGTGCTTCTTTGCGACTGCCATTGGAAATTCCTCAATTTCTGAACTCCAAACTGGCTTTACGCCACACTCTGAAAACACTAAAGGAAAGCCGGACACTCCATCGAATAAACTTCCCATTGTGACTTTGCCCTCATACTGAGCAACAATTCTCCTCGCAAGCCATCTCCAAAACGGAAGAGCAAGACTGTTGCCAAGAGCCTTGTATCTCGGAGAGTCCGCAGCCTTATGTTTCTTGCCTTTGGAGTCTGTCCATTCTCCAAGATCCGTCCATCCGTCAGGGAATCCTTGAAGACGCTCACATTCCGTCGGCGTAAGCCGTCTCACCACCGTTTTAGTATTTTTGCTCAAAGGTTCTTCACCCCCCCTAGTAATAATTTCTGTTGATCGTCCATACAGTTCAGCGCACCTACTTTCTCGCTCAGATACAACTGATGGACTTGTCCGTTTCCTATGCACCACTCCATTGTCTGTCACCAACATATCGCTATATGCGTCCTGTCCGCAGTAACTCCCTGGATGACTGTTTGCCATCAGAGGCCCTGTCACTTTTTGATAACTCATCACTCTCCTCTGTAATCAAGACATACAGTTCTGAACCCCCCATCGGCAGTATCCGGCATATAGAGTTGATGCCGTACCGTCAGTGGTGTGAATCCATTTGCTCTGTATATCCCACACATTCAAAATCATCTTCTGTTCCCTCTGAAATTACGACTATCATCACTCCCTTGTAATCTCTTGAGTTTTGCGTAAATGCAGTCCCCCCCTCGCTAATTTTCGGAGTTGGATGGTCTGCTATCATGCCTATTAATTTCTTCATCTGTGATTATCACTATGGGGATGTGTTCGTTGAGTCCACCACTTGAAGTGCTTAAACATCTGCCAACATCAAACGTCAGACTCATGTTCCACACATCCGCTCCCACCACTTGTTTCATGCACTGTTACCACTATCATTGGCACGTATCAACCACCAAGCCCCATAGAAGCCGGAAGAGTCGTACAAATGCCGTTACTCGTTATCGTTGCGTGATTCTGATTCGATTCCAGTAGAATTATCTGTTTCATTAGTCACTAGCACACATGGGTAGCCTTGTCCGGCTTGACCGCCACCAGTCGCAAGAGAAGTATGCTTTTCACAAATCAGCCACGCTTCTCCGTTCCCTTTTGTTACAAGTCCGTATGCTGCGGTCTTAATCGTTTGTTCCATAAATCACTATCAATTTGTCCTGTTCGACATACTGTCGGTTGGGGCCTTTGTAATCGTCTTGGCACAATGCTCCGACTGTATCTTGGTAGAGCAAATAACAAGCACTTCGCTCCCCCCCCCCATAGCTTCCGCCCTTATTTCTAAGGGTTACAGCCACATCATCTTCGTGCCATTCAAAAAATCTCTTCTCTGTCAGCGTCTTCATCATCGTTTTCTTTTAAAACAACCAATGGTTCGTGATGTTTCATCTGTGACCTAAGTGTCGGCGATATATCCGATTCGTCACATTGAATCCACGCCCCCCCCTTGGTCATTCACTATCATCAGCAGTTTCATCATCGTCTACCACAAGTACCAATGGTACATTATCCCCCCCAGTTCCCATCCGCTGACTCAGAGTTTGGCATATGCCGTCAGGAGTAATCTTCAGCCTTGAGTCGTTCGGATGATGTTCCAAAATCACATACTTCATACGCTACTCCGTGTACCTCGGTGGAGTTGATGGTATACATCACCCCCCCAATTCTCCAACCGTCACCACGATGAGATGGTCTTACTCCGTTTCCTTCCAAGCAAACAATGTTTGATCTTGAGATACTCCTAACGTCATCGACTGTTCCCATCTGATTAATGCTCCCTTTCCGGCTCGTTTTCCAAGGCTATCAATCTCGACCCCCCCTCGGATTTTCAGCATGGCTGCTTGTGTTACCTCTCCGGCTATCCTGACTCCTCGTCATTCGATGTCTCCGAAGAGCTCTCGTTCGACCCATTCGATATCTGATTCTCCAGTGCCTCTCTCAGAATCGGCGGTAACGCCTTGCCCCTCTTGTCCGCTCTCGCCAGTATTCCTCGACACGCTTTCGGGCTGAGGTTGTACTTCGGGTCTGCATCCGACTCCAGGATCTCGCTCAGATGAGTCGGATTCGGTATCCTCGGCTTCTCTCCAATATTGAGGGTCAAGCAGAACCCCCCCAGCGGTGAGTCCGTTGAAGTCGGCAAGCAAAGCCAACCTTTTTCTGCGTTGAGGGACTCCCCAATATTGGGCATCGTGCAAACGCCAAGCCACGGAAAAGGGTTGTCCATCGTCACCCACTCCGTAGAGGACTCCAGCTTTTGTCCATCGGCCGTCTTTAGGCAAAGGCACATCATCGGCATCTGCTTTGACGATTTTGACGATTTCCGTGAGGACGATTTGGAAGTCCGCTCCTTTGGGCTTTCCTGAGGACAATGCTCCAGGAACGTTTTCCCAAACCATGTATCGGGGTCTAAGTCCATGAGAGACATCTGCCCCTCGACTGAGTAATTGTTGTCTATCATGCTCTCGCATCTCCTTAACTATTCGTATCTGTTCCATGAACAGTCCACTGCGCTCACCATCGAGTCCGGCTCTCTTTCCGGCAACCGATAAATCCTGTCTAACAGGGCGAACCGCCAGTAATGATGTCAACTGTAGGAAGTTCGTATCCTGACAGTTTCTTTATGTCACCAAAATGCTTCACCCTTAATCACCCCCTTTCAATAGCTCCACGATCTTCTCTGCGGATTTTTCCGGCGTTGTAAACAAGAACTCGACTCCATAGCGACTTCTCATTGTCATACACGCTTTCATAATTTCCACACCTCGTCTAGCCCTAGGATACTTCTGCTTACCATTCAAAAAAATAAAGGCTTGAGGGTTTTTCCACTTGTAAAGTTCTTCCAGTTTCGTAATTGCCGGATTGTAAATGTTTCCACTCACTCGCTCGTATCTGCTCTCAACGAGAATAATCAGTTTTATTCCTAGTTTCTGCGCTCTTATGCACTCTTCTCTGAAACGTTCGTGTTGCTGAGTGACATCACTTGCGAGTTCGGCAATGTTTTGTTTTGTGTCGATACAGATAGATTGGTTAGTGGGCAAAGTATAATCGCCCACCACAAGTTTCGACCTTACAATTTCGATGCCGTTCTTTTCAAACCATCGATGTTTGATGTCGTGCTTACCAACCTTCTGCCTTGAATCTTCAAGCAGTATCATTTCTCACCTCAACTAAAAGGCATAGACTCATCAATGCCATCAGGGATATTCATGTAGTTGTCGATGCCAGCACCAGTCTGAGCATTAGGCTGAGTTGTCTGCTGAGTAGATGTCTGCTGAGTTGTCTGCTCGGTATTCTGAGAAGTGGCTGCCTTGGACTCTGCAAAATCCTGTTCCTCGACCGTGACCTCGGTGGTGTAGACTTTCTGCCCATCACGGTTTGTATATGAGCCAGTAGTGATTCTTCCGCTTACCGCCAGTTTTGTGCCTTTCTTGGCATACTTCTCGATAAACTCAGCCGTCTTGCCGAAGCATACACAAGGGATGAAGTCAGCCGTGGCATCTCCCTGTCTCTTGAATCTGCGGTCTACCGCAAGGGTATATCTCGCAATGCACATCGGTTTATCGCCCTGTGTATATCTGACTTCGGGATCACGTACTATTCTCCCCATGAGGATTGCTTTGTTCATAGATTTATTACCTCTTTCTTCTTTGCTACAGTGACGTTTACTCCGTCACCGACTACTTTTTGTATCTCGGATACCATCAATTCTGTATCGGCAG